CAGTCCAGTTGCTATACTTGATCCAGTCGAAGTGGAAGGTGCTCTCGTGAGCAGGGCAACTCTACACAACATTGAGTACATTCGCTCCCTAGAACTAGAAATAGGATGCACTGTCGAAGTAATTCGGAGTGGAGAAATTATTCCACGAATCGTTCGTAGAGTAGACCTAAGAAAAAATAGTTCTTGACTTTTACCTCAGTTTTTCGTATAATATATTTAACTTTTTCGGAGAGCAAAAAATGTTCATAGAAATTGTGCCCCCTACGGATTGTCCATCCTGTGGGTCTGCGCTCGCGTGGGTTAATCACATTTTATATTGTAAGAGCAACTCATGCGAAGCACAAAAATCAAAGAAAATTGAACATTTTGCTAAAACTCTGAAAATTAAGGGCTTAGGTCCTGCTGCTATCGAAAAACTTGATATTCAAGACTTCGATGAAGTCTATTCTCTTAGTATAGAAACTCTAAAAGATAAATTGGGCGAGAAGATTGGTACTAAGTTATATGCCGAAATTCAGAACTCAATTTCAGCACCTCTTAATATGGTGCTACCAGCATTTGGTATTCCATTAATCGGAAAAACGGCAACTATGAAGCTGTCTGAGACTATTAAATCTATTACTGAAATAAATACAGACACTTGTATGCGTGCCGGGTTAGGCCCAAAAGCTACAGAGAATTTATGTAATTGGTTAGACGAGCATTTTTACTGCTTTTATGATGGTGCACTGCCTTTTGATATGAAGTTTGTGCCCCCAAAAAAAGTCGAGCGCAAAGGAGTAGTATGTATTAGTGGACGGTTGAAAAGTTTTAAAACCAAGGCTGAAGCATCTGAAACTTTAATAAATTTAGGATATGAAGTAAAATCTAGTCTTACAAAAGACGCAACGCTCTTAGTAAATGAAAGCGGTATTGAATCAGCAAAAACTAAACAGGCCAGAGAATCTGGCGTATACATTGTCACAGATTTAAAATCATATTTGGAGAAAAAATATGGCACTTCCCAAGTGGACTGATGAGCGCACTGCAGCTCTCACTAATTTTGTCGGGGGCGAAAGCCCCGTATCTCAAGCTACTGTTGCAGAAGCAGCAGAGGAGCTTGACACTTCTGCTCGTTCCGTTTCTAGCAAACTGCGAAAAATGGGTTTTGAAGTAGAATTGGCTTCTGCTGCGGCAGGCAAGACTTTTACTCCTGCTCAAGAAGCTACCCTCTCTTCATTTGTCACTGACAACTCTGGAGAGTACACTTACGCTCAAATTGCGGAGCACTTTGAGGGCGGAGCTTTTTCACCTAAGTCTATTCAGGGCAAAATCCTGAGTATGGAGCTGACTGACCACGTTAAGCCTGCTCCTAAGGTTGAAAGCGTTCGAACTTACACTCCTGAAGAAGAGGCTACCTTTATTCAGATGGTTAATGATGGTGCTTTCGTTGAGGCTATTGCTGAAGCTCTCGGGCGTTCAGTAAACAGCATTCGTGGTAAGGCTTTGAGCCTGCTGCGCTCTGGCGATATTGCTGCCATTCCTCGTCAAGAAACTACAAAAGGTCCGGCTAACGCTGATCCTCTTGCTGGTGTTGACGTTGCTGCTATGACTGTAGAAGCAATTGCAGAAGCTATTGGCAAAACTGCTCGTGGCGTAAAAACCATGTTGACTCGTCGTGGCTTGACGGCCGCTGACTATGATGGTGCTGCTAAGGCCGCTAAGTCTCAGTAATTTTTAGTTGTAAGCGGCTGGCCTCTTAAGGGGCCGGCCTTTTTATGTTCGGGGGAACAGGTTGAATATCTCTAGTGCTTTAATAAAGCAGTGTATTGCTGTGGGAGACTTTGAAACGTGGAGTTATCTACGCAAAGAATATCTTCCGGGTGAATATCATCTGCTATTTGAAGCTATTGATAAGCATTGTGAAATGCATCACCAGTTTCCCTCATTTGATGATCTCAAGTTAAGTATACGACATCCTGCAACAAAAGACAAGGTGTATGCTGTAGAGTCTATTGAAGTAGATATCGAACCAGCAATCTTACTTGAGTATTTAAAAAATGAATATACACAGAAAGAGATTTTAAACTCTCTTGATAGGTATATCGACAATTCTGTATTATTTGCAAGTGCTGAAGAGTCTGTACAAGAGCTACATCAGATAGTTCTTGATATAGAAGAAAAAGTAGATCTTGAGACTCCTCAAGAAAGTATGCAGCGCATACACTTGATTGAACCTCAAGAAGAACTCTCCAAGCATATTGGTTTAGGTTTAAACACTTTATATGACCAAGATATTACATTCGGCCCAAGAGATCTAATTCTAGTGGGAGGACGAAGAGGCTCAGGTAAATCTATTACTTGTGCTAATGTTGCAAATAATATATTTCAGTCTGGGAAATCAGCTATTTATTTCACTATAGAAATGGACAGTAGAGCTATACTGCAACGGTGTTGTTCTATTGCTACTGGAGTCCCATTCTCTCGTATTCGTAGCGGTAATCTCACCAATGTAGAGTGGGAAAAAGTAGCTTGGTGGCAGGCAAGCCGTTTTGTAAATGGTCAAGAACGCCTTTTAGAGTACAAAAAAAGCGAGCAACGAGACTATAATGCTTTTCATCATAAATTAACTACGCAGCATGAGCTTCTCCCGACTCAGCAGCTAGATGTTATTTATGACCCAAGTCTAACTATTGCAAAAATAAGAGCAGAGTTAGATAAAAAAGTAGATAGAATTGGAGCAAGTGTTATTATTGTAGACTATATTAACCAAGTTAAACGTTCGCACATTCCTTCGAGAGGAGGCCAGTACGACTGGACAGAACAGATTGAAGTTAGTAAAGCATTAAAATCAATGGCTCAAGAGTATGAATGCGCCGTCTTTTCTCCGTATCAAACAGATGCTACGGGGGAGGCTAGATTTGCTAAAGGCATTCTTGATGCAGCAGATGCAGCGTATGCTCTTGAAACTTGGGATCAAGAGGACAAGTGTATTACCTTTAATTGTGTGAAAATGCGGTCTGCAACAATGAAGAGCTTTTCGTCCACTATGGACTGGGAAAGTTTGAAAATTGGTCCAGAAACTGCGTTGACTCCGAAACAACGTGATGAGATCTCGCACAAATCAGACGAAGAAATTCACGACCTCTGATAAAAATAATGCTTGACACTCCCGTTGATTTGGTGTATAATATATGCTAAATCACGGGAGTTTTTTATTTATGGGAATGATATATGGTTCAATTAGACACACCACATCTGGCAGAGTTAAGAAGAAAGTTCAAAGAAGAGCTAAGAGAGTTATGCGGGCGGTTTCCGTTGACTCTACAGAGCCTTTCCGACGGTCCACCCCTGAGTACCCAAGCGGCTCCGATACAGTTGGAGTTGCCGCTCGAGTGGAAGCGCCACGTTACACCGGAACACTTGTTAAAGGTATCGGAACCATGCACAAATCAAACGCAATACCAATTATTGATGAAGAACAAATGAAAGATTTAGCGAGTATGAGACGATGAGTTTAGCACCAAGAGTAGAGGTTAAAGTAGGCCCCTACTTTGATATTCTCGAAGTAGCCATGGCAGAGCAGAATATTGAGCTAGCAGAAACAATGCTGTCTCGTATATCTCCCTATTTTCATCTTCTGGATGATGAGCATAAAGATTATTATCATGGTTGCCAGTACGCGATTGAAGAAAATATTGTCCATTGTTTTGCAGGAGATGAAGACGCCTACGATGAGCCTACTGAGTATGATGAGTGGCAAAGCTATGATTCGGACTGTTAAATGAATGTAGAAGAATTACTTATAGCAAAAAATATATTTTATATACCTCGGGGCAAGGATTTTGAAGTAAGCTGCCTAAATCCAGAGCACCCCGATAAAAATCCAAGTATGAGAATAGACCAAGTAACTGGTATATTTAATTGTTTTTCTTGTGAGTATAAAGGCAATTTGTTTACACATTTTGGCCAAAAAGCAAATAAGATGGAAATACAAAAGCAGCTCTTAAAAAAGAAAATACAACAAGTACGACAAGAATCTACTGGGCTAGAAATACCTATAAACTCTACCCCGTATATAGGTAGTTGGAGAAATATACGCCCCGAGACTTATAAAAAATTTGAAGCATTTCTTAATGCTTCTAAGGATTTTACTGGTAGAATATGTTTTCCAATACGGGACAGAACTGGCAAGGTAGTAGCCATTCAAGCACGCACACAATCTAATCAAATACCAAAATACTACAATGCACCTGCAGGGGCAAAGATGCCTTTATTTCCTACAGTCGAGCCTATACAAGGAAGCGTGATTTTAGTAGAAGGAATATTTGATGTTTTAAATCTACACGATAAAGGATTAAATAATGCGATTTGCTGTTTTGGAGTAAAAAACTTCAATGAGCAAAAATTAGAAATACTATCAATCCAAGGAGTAACAAATATAGATATTTTCTTGGATAATGATGAAGCTGGGCAAAAAGGAGCCCATGCAGTAAAAGAGCTATGCGAGAAAGTTGGTCTCACTTCTAGGACTATAAGTATAGGCGATAAATATATGGATCCTGGATCTTTAGCTCAGTCTCAAGTTGATAAATTACGGAGCAAATTATATGCCTAAAGTTGCATTAGTAGAAACTAAACCGAGTAAAACTAATTTTTCTAAAGAATTTGATGAAGCTTTTCAGTTCGATCAATTTCAACTTTGTTCAGACCCTACCATCAAGAGAGTCCTAAAGAGAGACTGTGATATATCTATGAACCCTGATGAATATGATTGGGTTGTTCTTGTAGGTTCTGATGCCTTAAAATATTATACAAAAATTAATTCAGTAACAGAATACTCAGGCAAAAAAGTAGAGGGTAAATTTTTACCAGTAATTAACCCTGCAATGTTAGCTTTTAAGCCAGAAGCCAAAAAAACATGGGAAGACTCAAAAGAAAATATTAAAAGATATATTTCTGGAGAGATTGAAGATGTAATAATTAATGAAGAAATTGCTTTTGGAATTCAAAATACGGAGGAAGCAAATGCTTTTATCAAACAGGCTATTGGACACGAAGGCCAGTATATTGCACTGGACTCAGAAACTACTGGACTCTACCCTAGGGACGGTTATATGCTGGGTATTAGTATTAGCTATAATGGTAAGTGTGGGGCTTATATTGATACCGATTGCTTTAATGATGTTACTGAAAGATTGTTACAAGAACTTTTCGATAAGAAAACTGTAGTTTTTCATAACGCTAAATTTGATATGGCGTTTTTTGAGTATCATTTTAACTTTAAATTTCCACAGTTTGAAGATACAATGCTATTACATTATTTAATAGATGAAAATCCCGGAAACCATGGATTAAAGCAATTATCTCTAAAATATACTCCCTATGGCGACTATGAAAAACCAATGTACGATTGGATTGACCAATATAGAAAAGATCGTGGTATTTTAAAAGCAGACTTCCAATGGTCATCCATACCGTTCGATATAATGAAAACCTATGCAGCTATGGATGCAGTTTGTACTTTTTTATTGTATGAGAAGTTTATTAAAATCAAACAAAATACAAAGTTAAAATACGTATACGAAAATATTTTAATTCCAGGAACTAGGTTTTTGACAGACATTCAAGACAATGGAGTTCCTTTTGATAGCAAAAGATTGTATATCGCACAAGACGTAATGCAAACAGATATTGATAGTGCTATTTCAAAACTCTATGAAAATGAAAAAATAAGGAGGTTTGAAGAATTAAATGGAAAACCTTTTAATCCTAATAGTACTGTTCAGTTGCGTAGTCTTTTATTTGACCATTTGGGGCTACAACCAACTGGAAAGAAAACTGGCACGGGCGCAGAGTCTACTGATGCGGAAGTGCTCAAAGAACTCGCACATCAAAGCGATGTACCACAGCTCATCTTGGATATACGACAAAAATCTAAAATCAAAAATACTTATCTTGATAAGATCATACCTCAATTGGATAGAGATTCTCGTCTTCGTACAGGGTTTAATTTACATAGTACTACTTCTGGGCGGCTTAGCTCTAGTGGTAAACTTAATATGCAGCAGCTTCCTAGGGATAACCCTACTGTAAAAGGCTGTATTAAAGCCGCAGCGGGGTCAAAGATAGTTGCAATGGACTTAACTACTGCAGAGGTATATGTTGCAGCAGTGCTTTCAAAAGATGAAGCACTCATGGATGTTTTTCGTTCTGGTGGAAACTTTCATAGTACAATTGCACATAAAGTATTTCGACTACCTTGCGAAGTAGAAGAAGTAGCAGAACTATACGCCGATCGTCGACAAGCTGCTAAAGCCGTGACTTTTGGGATTATGTATGGAGCAGGCCCTGCAAAGATTAGTGAGCAAGTTACAAAAGACAGCGGTAAATACTTTTCACGAAATGAAGCGCAAGAAGTTATTAATGATTACTTTGATGCTTTTTCTAATTTAAAAAGTTGGATCGAAGACAGACAAAAATTTATTGAACAAAATGGATTTGTGTATAGCTACTTCGGACGAAAAAGGAGACTCCCTAATGTTGAAAGTTCCGATAAAGGCATCAAATCTCATAGCATTCGCTCTGGCCTTAATTTTTTGGTACAGTCTGCTGCTTCTGATATTAACTTATTAGGAGCGATTGATATGGGAGATTTTATAAAATCTCAAGGAATGAAATCTCGTATTTTTGCACTTGTGCACGACTCTATTCTTGCAGAGGTTCCTGAAGATGAAATTGATTTTTACTGCGAAATGCTACAAAAATTAGTTCAGAAAGACAGAGGAATATATATACCTGGGGCTCCAATTGGCTGTGACTTTGAAGTCGGAGAAGATTATTCAATGGGTAAGTTTACGAAATTGTATGCTAATATCTTACAAGAGTATTAATAAAATTAGATTTCCAGTTTATGAGATTCCTAACTCTAACTGGAGCAGAGCAGACGGTTTGTTATTCTTAGATGGAATAATAGTAGATGATTTAAATCAAAAAGGGGATACTTTAGGTATTAGAAGGCTACAAACTCCTCATAAAAATTTGTTACCTTTAAAGGTACAAATTGATACTTTTCGAGGTATTATAAAAAATAATAATAAATGTTTTATAGATAGTAATGGAATTCCTTTTATTTATGAAAAAACAGAGTTTTGTAAGTTAAAATATTATAAAATTAAAGATGTAGTACCAAAAGAAAGCTGTTCTCATTTAAAACTTGACGGGCTAAAAAATTCTTTTGTAATTCCTAGACCTCCGCCAATGGGCCTAACCTATGCCGGGGTTATTCATTGGAAGGGACTGCCGTGGATACTATATGATTATGCCGAAGAAAAACAAAAAAATACAAGACGAAAAGTATGAAAGCAGTACTAAGTAATCGTATATTTATAGAAGCTGATAGAGAGCTAAGAGAAAGTCTATCAAAAGAACTTACTTATAAAATACCGCCCCAGAATCCGAATGACCCTCCACAGATCATTAAAAATCTGCAGCGGGTGCGCGAAAATCTGGTATCCATACCAATTGGACGAGAGGACTTAATTCCAAATGCATATGAAATTATTGACAAGAGGGTTGTGGTTCCTGTTGATTTTCCTGATTTTAAGTTTGTACTCCGCGAGTCTCAACAAGCCGTCTATGACGAGCTCGATAACAGCAGTATCATCAATGCGTGGGTAAGTTGGGGAAAGACATTTACAGGTCTTGCAATTGCAGGAAAATTAGGACAAAAAACATTAGTAATAACACATACAGTACCCTTGAGAAATCAATGGGCAAAGGAGGTAGAAAAAGTCTATGGAATCACCCCAGGAATTATTGGTTCTGGTTCTTTTAACACCGATTCTTGTATTGTGGTTGGTAATACCCAAACACTCTACAGGAACATCGACCGAATTCGAAAAATGTTTGGAACAGTTATCTTGGACGAAATGCACCACGTATCTTCGCCAACTTTTTCGAAAATCATTGACACCAGTCATGCACGGTACAAAATTGGCCTCAGCGGCACAATTGAAAGAAAAGACGGAAAACACGTAGTATTTCGAGACTATTTTGGAAATAAGCTATTTCAGCCTCCAAAAGAAAACTTTATGACTCCAAGTATACAAATATATCGTTCAGAAGTGCGTTTTATGGACGGTGCAAATATTCCTTGGGCAAATCGAGTAAATAATTTAGCAAACAACGAAGAGTATGTTCATAGTGTTTCTTTGCTTGCATCTTATTATGCGGCTCGAGGGCATAAAGTGCTTGTAGTATCAGATCGAGTACATTTTTTAAAAACTTGTGCACAATTAGTAGGAGAGAAAGCAATTTGTGTAACTGGAGAAGTTCCTCACGAAGAACGTGAAAGCCTTATTGATGAGATAAACTATGGAAGTAAAGAAATACTTTTTGGTACTCAAGCAATATTTAGCGAAGGTATATCAGTCAATGCACTTAGCTGCCTTATACTCGGTACACCCATTAATAATGAGCCGCTACTTACACAGCTCATCGGAAGAGTCATTCGAGAGCAAGAGGGAAAGCCAAGTCCAATAATTGTAGATATACACTTAAAAGGAAAAACTGCAACTCGTCAAGCGTCAAATCGCATGGGATATTATATGAAGCAAGGCTATAAAATTGATCAACTATAACATAGAAAAATAGTTCTTGACACGAGTTCCAATTTGATGTATAATAGTATGTTCTTATATGACTGGCAAAAAATATTTGAAGTAGCAGAGGGCAACCCCTCTACTATTTTTCGCATATTTAAAATGATGGCAACTAATCAGATACCTGTAAATAAGTATGATAAAATATATAATTTTAGTCATATAAAGTTTATAGGCGGGTCTTTTTTGGCCCATCCAGATGTTTTACTTTATAATGCATATAAGCATAGCTTTGCCGAAATAGCCCAGTATTTGGCATTAGCTTCAGTACGTCCGCTTGCGGACTATTTAGCAACTGGGAAAACAGATCTCGATCTTCAACTTCTTGAAGTCGATATTAATTTTTTTACAGAAAACAGTCTACTTTGTATTAAAGATACCTCAGTTACCTTTTTATACGAAGAAGTCCCCAAGGAGAAAACACAATGGCATTAAGTTTTAACAAAGCAGCAGGCGGTGCAAAGAAGTCTAGCATCAATTCTTACTCTTATCGTGACGGTGATAACGAAGTTCGTCTCGTAGGCGATGTACTCGCACGATACGTATACTGGCTAGAAGGCAAAAACGGCAAGCAGATTCCTTTTGAATGTTTGTCTTTTGATCGCAATGAAGAGCGATTTAACAATAAAGAAAAAGACTGGGTTCGTGAGTACTATCCCGATCTCAAGTGTGGCTGGAGCTATGCAATGCAGTGCATTGACCAAGGCGAAGTCAAAATTATTAATCTAAAGAAGAAGCTCTTTGAAGCAATTCTTACCGCAGCAGAAGACTTGGGCGACCCTACTGACCCAGAAACTGGGTGGGATGTTAAGTTCAAGCGAGTAAAGACTGGGCCTCTTCCTTATAACGTAGAGTACCAGCTTCAGGTATTGAAGTGCAAGCAACGCGCACTTACCGAAGCAGAGTTGGAAGCAATTGCAGATCTTAAATCAATGGATGATGTTATGCCACGCCCCACTCCCGATGCTCAAAAAAATCTTCTTGATGAAATCCGAGAAGAAACATCTGGAGACATGGATGAAGCTCTTGAAGCGGAGTTTAAGATGTCATGATTCTATTCACGGCAGACTGGCATATAAAGCTAGGTCAGAAGAATGTACCCCGAGAGTGGGCATTAAATCGCTATAAGTTGTTTTTTAAGCAGATTCATTCTCTTGAAAACCAGTGTAATATGCACGTTATAGGTGGTGATCTTTTTGACCGTCTGCCGAGCATGGAAGAGTTGGAGCTTTACTTTTCGTTTATTCGGGAAGTAAAGATTCCAACTCTTATTTATGACGGCAATCATGAAGCAACAAAAAAGAATAAAACATTCTTTACACAACTAAAGCAAGTAAGTAGGGATATAAACCCGCTTGTTAAAATAGCGGATATTTCATACTATGACTCGGATTTTGGGTTTAGTATTCTGCCTTACGCAGATTTACACAGAGAAGGCAGCATTGAAAAGTTTGTACAAACAGCTCCGCTTTTTACTCATGTACGAGGAGAAATACCTCCCCACGTCAAGCCAGAGGTGGACTTAGATAGGTTCGAGGATTTTCCAATCGTATTTGCAGGAGACTTACACGCTCATAGCAATACACAGCGTAATATTGTATATCCCGGGTCTCCAATGACTACTTCATTTCATAGAACAGAAGTAAAAACAGGATATTTACTTATAAATCCTCGAGATTGGAGTTGGATTTGGGAGCCTTTTGATCTTCCACAACTTATTCGTAAAACAGTATCAAATCCTAAAGAAATGATACCAACAGACTATCACCACACAATCTATGAAATTGAAGGTGACATGCAAGAGCTCGCGAATGTAAAAAATAGCGAACTTTTAGATAAAAAAGTAATTAAAAGAAATACAGAAACAAGTTTAGTAATAGACAAAGATATGAGCATACAGGACGAATTAGTAGAGTACCTAGCTTATATATTAGAAATACCAGAAAATAAAATACCCGAGATAATAGGTATATTTAATGATTACTCTTCAAAAATTGAAATGGAGTAACTGTTTTAGTTACGGTCCAGATAACGAATTAAACTTAGCAGACAATACAGTAACCCAGTTAGTAGGAACTAATGGTATGGGGAAGTCTTCTATACCTTTAATAATAGAAGAAGCTCTATACAATAAAAATTCAAAAGGAATTAAAAAAGCAGACATTCCGAATAGGTATATAAATAATGGATATCACATACATCTTACGTTCACCAAAGACGCACATTCTTACGATGTTATTATTGATCGTAAATCAAATATTAAGATTCGGTTACTCGAAGATGGAGAAGATATTAGTTCGCATACAGCCACTAATACCTATAAAACCCTTCAAGATATTATTGGTATAGACTTTAAAACTTTTTCACAGCTTGTATATCAAAATACTAATAGTAGCTTACAGTTTCTTACTGCAACAGATACAAACCGTAAAAAGTTTCTTATTGATCTTTTGCACTTAGAGCACTATGTAAAATTGTTTGAAATCTTTAAGGAGGAGTCGAGAAAACTATCTTTAAGTATTACAGCGCATGAATCTAAAGTAGCAACAATTGAAAAATGGTTACATGATAATAAATTGAGTGATACAACCATACTTCCTCTCAAAGAATTTTTAATCGAAACGGAAGAAGACGAAAAAGAATACGCCAGTCTTACAATGGAAATTGAAAATATTTCCGAAAAAAATAAAAAAATTTCTAAAAACAATAGTTTAAAAGAAATGCTGGAGTCAATTAATATACAAGAGGCACAAAGTTGTAAAATAACTACTAAAGAATCATATGACGATCTGCAGTCAGAATTAGGAAGTCTCAACGGGGTCGTAACGGGGTCTAAGAAATTATTAGACAAGTTAAACAAACTAGGAGACCACTGTCCCACTTGTGAGCAAAAGGTAGATTCTTTATTTAAAGATGGCTTAATAACATTAGAAACAAAAAAAGTTTCAGAAGCACGAGAAAAACAAGATGAAATTAACCGAAGAATTACAGAAATTAAACGAAACAATGCAGAGTTCGATAAAGCCCGAGAAATTGAAAGAGATTGGCAAGAAATATATAGAAGTATTGATAGAAATTTGCCAGTGGCCCTCTTGGATAAAGACGAGCTGGAAGAACGCTTGGAGCGAGTACGAATTAAGCTGGTTTCAGCAAAAGAGCAGTTGGAGGGCATATCGCGCGAAAATGAAAGAATCACGAAAAGAAACACAAGAATACAAGTAATTCAAGAACAAACTGAAAGTTTTTTAAAAGAACTAGAGGAAGAACAATCTTTTTTAGACTCATGCAAGGATACAGCAAATAATTTAGAAGTACTAAAAAAGGCTTTTAGCACAAACGGGCTTCTTGCGTATAAAATAGAAAATCTTGTAAAAGAGCTAGAAGAGTTAGTTAACGCATATTTGGCGGAACTATCTGATGGAAGATTTACTCTTGAATTTGTTGTAAATAATGATAAATTAAATGTTCAAGTCACAGATAATGGAAGTATTGTAGATATTCTTGCGCTGTCTAGTGGAGAGTTAGCTCGTGTAAACACTGCTACTCTTATTGCAATTCGTCGACTTATGAGTAGTATTTCAAAGTCACGAATTAATATTCTCTTTTTAGATGAAGTAATTAATGTTCTTGATGAGATAGGCAGAGAAAAACTTGTAGAAGTTCTTTTACAGGAAAATCTAAATACTTATGTAGTTAGTCATGGATGGACTCATCCTCTATTAGAAAAAATTGAAGTCGTAAAACGAGAAAATGTGAGCGCACT